AGGCATTAGAAAGCCTTTGGATGCCAGAGAACCCTCGTGATCCTGCTAATTCAAACAGGGCTGAAAGAATTAGGATACAGCGCAAAATATCAAAATTGCTAGATCACCCTATGACGGAGTTTGTTTAAATGAGGTACACGCAGAAACTTGTAGATAGCATTTGGGATGATTCGGTTGACGGATTGTCTCGGTCTGAAATTGCCGCCAAGAGAAAACTGAAGTGGTCACAAATTGATTATGTCTTAAAGCATAAGAGGCCAAGTCAGATCTTCGATTATCACCATGAGGATACTTCCCCAACTGTAGTGGATGAGTACACTGTGGATTCTCAGGATGTATACACTGTAGATTCTAAGGGTGACGCAAAAATAGAAACCCCAGAAGGCAATCTAGTAAAGTCGATTGTTAAATTTTTTAAGGATTTTTTTAAATGATAGATAAAGATCTAAGCAACAAGGAGTATCACGACCATCCTTCTTACTCATCTAGCGATGTTAAAGCTGTTGCATCATCTACAATCTACCACTGGAAGAATGCGGTACGCAAAGAGAGTTCCGCATTTGATCTTGGAAGTGCAGTCCACGCAATGTTACTAGAGCCTGAGAAGAACTTAGTTACGCAAGGCCCAGAAACTCGTAGGGGTAAGGATTGGAAAGATCTTAAAGATGCCACTGACTTTGCTGGCAAGATCTTACTCCCCAAAAAGGAATATCACTTAGCTGAAAGCATGAGCCAGTCTGCAATGTTTACAGAGCATGTAAATCAAATGTTGACGGATAAGCTACTTGTCTGTGAGGCTAATTTCTTTGTTCACGATAAGGATAGTGGGCTAGATTTAAAGTGTAGGCCAGATGGGTTGCTGACACATAAGCGCACTATGTTTGATATTAAGACATGTCAGGACGCATCGCCCACAGGCTTTGCAAAGGCAGTTCGTGATTACGGATATGATATTCAGGCAAGTTTCTATAAGCATGTAATGGCCTTGGAAGGCATTCCGATAAAAGATTTTTTATTCATTTGCATTGAGAAGACAAACCCGTTTATAGTACAAGTCCATAAATTGTCTGACGAGTATTTAAACCACGCCCATGTTCGAATGACAGAAACATTAAAAAGAATTAAACTGGCTGACTTGAACCAAGACTACTCTACTGGTTGGCCTGAAGTGAATACCATCCCCTTACCAAAGTGGATGTAAAACGGAAGTCACGGAGCTTCTGACCATATCCCAGTGTAGGGGTGCTACACATTAAAACCGAAGAAGGAGTTGCACATGCAACATATAATAAACAATGTCTCTATACTTTACCCAAGGCTAAATCAGCCTTACCGATTTGATTCGGCTGAGAATAAGTCAGTCGCATGTAAGTGGGATGAAGACGGAGCAGGTTACGAAACAAATTTTATTATGGATAAAGATGAGGCTGTAACATTAGGCCGTATCTGTAAGGAGGCTTGGAAGAACGCATCTGCCCTTAATAATAATTGGCCTAATGAGCCAAAAAAAATGCCTGCAAAAACTGTCAAGGCAGAAGATGGATCAACTGAATATCACGGCAAGTGTCGGATCAAAGCGAAGTATGGCTCTGATCAAACTCAGTTACCAAAACAGGTTGACGCTAAGAGAAATCCATTTCCAAGTGATTTCAGGCTAACCACAGGTTCAAAGGCAAACATTTCTGTGACTGTCGTTCCCTTTTTTATGGGTGCAGAGAATAACGGTGTATCACTTAGAATACGCGCTGTTCAAGTTCTAAACCTTGCCCCACCTAAAGAATCTTCTGATCCCTTTAGCGTTGTAGATGGGTATACGACTGATGATACATTTGTGTCAGCACCTACACCAGTGGAAGATTTACTGGAGGATGACGAAATTCCATTTTAAGAAAGTACAGCTTGACCCCACATGTTGGAGAGATGTGTGGGGTTGGTTCCCATGAAACAATTTTGTAAGGCGGCAAAATGACAAATTTTAAGAGGGCAATCTGGTCTGAATATAGTCCACAAATAATTAGCGCATTAAATCTAAAGAAGGTTACCCAAGGAGAATACCACGGCTCATGCCCAAATTGCGGTGGCAAGGATCGGTTTTGGATTAATGAATACAATGGTGAGGTAAAGGTACAGTGTAGGCAGTGCGATGACTTCAAGGAGATTACGAATATCTTACGGTCACAGGGCTTATGGCCAGAGAGGGAAAACGGTTTTACCGTAAAGGAGATAGAGTGGCCTAGTGTCTCAACTCAACATCCCTACCTCGCCAAGAAGAAGATCGCACAGCATAACGCACTGATTGATGGCGGTAACTTAGTTATTCCAATCAACAATCACATGGGAAAGAAGGTCGGAACCCAGACTATTACCTCTGAGGGAAACAAGAAGTTCTCGAAGGCCATGCCAGTCATTGGTAACTTCAGCGTCCTTGGCGGTACAATTACAGACATAGCTTATATTGCTGAAGGTTGGGCGACTGCCGCGTCTATCAGTGAGGCCACAGGCAAGCCAACCGTGTTTGCCTTAAATGCCAATAACATTACGGAAGTCATTACGAACTTAAAGATAGCCAAGCCACACGCAGAGTTTATTGTATGTGCAGATAATGATGACGCAGGGATTAAAGGTGCGGAGAAGGCGAAGGAAGATCACGGCACGAAATACATGCTACCACCAAAGGGCATGGATTATAATGACCTCTGGGTAGCTCAAGGTGCAGATGCTGTAGTAAACTTCCTAACCCCGAAGAGGTTTCAGGACACAGTATTCTGGGCAGATGACGCTCGGCCAATCCTCACAAACAATTACCTGATAAAGAACTGGCTCGGTGCAAATCAACTGAGCTGTCTTTACGGAGCCTCGAATACCGGTAAGTCATTCCTAGCCCTAGATATGTCATGGCACATTGCCACTGGCAGAGAGTGGAATGGAAATAAAGTTATTAAAGGCGTTGTGCTGTACATGGCCACGGAGGGTGGCAATAGCTTCAGGAATAGAGTTTACGCCCTGAAAGATCATTACGGAGATGAGAATGCACTCTTAGCCGTAAGGCCAAGTCCAGTCGATATGTTTAACAGTGACGTTGATCTGCCCACGTTGGAGAACTTATGCAGTGAGATTCGAGATGAGAAGGGCGAGATCGCACTGATTGTTGTGGATACATTGTCCAGAGCAATGGCAGGGGCTAACGAAAATACATCGGAAGACATGTCGCAATTCATAAAGAACTGTGACATACTTAGGAATATCTCGAACGCCCACCTGATGATAGTTCACCACACTGGCAAGGATACTGCCAAAGGTGCTAGAGGTTCTTCTGCTTTGAAGGCCGCATTAGACACTGAGATAGAGTTAGACGTTCAGCAAGATAGTGGTATCAGAACAGCACTCTGCACGAAACAAAGAGATCTAGAGAGTGGCGCGGCATACTCATTCAGGCTGAACGTCTCAGTCCTTGGCGTTGATCCAGACGGAGATGATATCACCACAGTAGTTATTGCGAAATGTGACGCTGAGGAACTGGAAGAGGCCAAGAAGAAAATACCCAAAGGTAAGAACCAGAAGTTGTTCTTGGAGTGCTTTAGGCAACTCAAGGCAGATAAAGTTGGGCAACCTAATCCAGCAGGAACTGGGTGGCCAGAGCCACATACTTACTGGGTCATTCAGGAGGAAGATATGCGTGAACACTTCACTGGAAAGTTCACTGGATCGAACCACAGAAGTGCTTGGAAACAGACTCTGGAGGCGATGATTTCAGGTGACTTTATGTGTATGAATCAGGGTCAAATCTGGCTGTTGGCGAAAGAGGGCAAAGTATGAAAAGCGTATGAAAAGTAGAGTGTAATGAAATCAATGACTTACAAGTGTGTTTCATACGTTTCATACGCTTTTCCTACGCTTGTTCATACGCGTATGAATTGTAGGAATTACCTATAGGGTATTCCTACTTCATACGGAACCGCAAAAAGAGGATCATATGGGTAGTAAGACAGAAGACAGAAGGCCAAGGTTTAGGAGAGTTAAGGGTACAGAGAATTCAAGGGTGTACTCGCATAACTGTTCTGT